CACCCCAGCGCCGAAGTAGCCCGTGCAGCCGTCAATCGTGACGTTTAGACTCCCTTCCGAACCAACGACGTGGCTGGTGCATATGAACGGCGCAGAGGACGTGCCGAACGTGCAGCCCGAGACGGTCAGCGTCTTGCCGTTCGTGCCGGTGTTGAACAGACGGATGCCCCGCGCCGTCGTCGCGCCCGTGAACGTGAACAGGCAGGTGTCGAGCGTGATCGTGTTGTCGCCCGCCGTCAGCCCGACCGTGATGTTGCGTCCCTCGTCGGTGAACGTGCAGCCGGCGAGTGCGTGACCGGTCGTGCCGGATGCGTACTGGACGAGTGTGGACGCGCCCTTGAAAGTGCAGTTGGTGAAGTCCACGTTAGCCACAGCACCCACGTCTATGCAGACCGAGCGGAGAGCGGTAGTGGAGAGGGTAGCGTCGAACACGAAGCCCGTCCACGATACGCTGCCGCCGCTGTTCGCATGGACCTGGACGACCCTGCCGCCCGCGTCGTCGGCCTTGACCGTCACCGTGCCGATGCCGTCGGGCGTCGTGAACACCAGACGCTTGTTCACGTAGACGGCGTTATTCGATCCCTTCTCGGTGTAGGTGCCGGTGTAGACCGCGATGGTGTCGTCATTCGCGGCCGCGCCAATCGCTGCGGTGATGGTGGCGTGATCCTTGCCGGGCCCCACTGTCAGCGTCGCCCCGAACGCCCACGAGCACGCCAGGAGGAGCGCCAGTGTGATGATGAGTCGTCGCATGGTACTCCTCCCTAGAACGTTGAGCGGTGTAGCCGGTCTTCGGCTCCGCCCGCTGATTCCGCGCCCGCTCCGTCGATGAGTCGCCAATAGACGTACCGCGCGCCAGACGGGGGCGCGACGACCGTGACGCTCCCACTGTGGACGATGAAGCCCTGCGAGGTCGCCAGCGTAGTCGCCGCCTGTCCGGTCGCGGTGAGCACCCGAAAATGCACGTGGAGGTCGGGCGTGCTGTAGAGGCCCGCGACGAGGCGGACCGTGTCACCTGCCGCGACGGTGAACTCGCCTGACCCCGCCGCGAGTGCCACGGGAGCCGTGTAGATGCCCGTGGCATTCGATGCGGAGCCGCCCGCTGCGAGCATCAGCGCGCCCGAGGAATCACAAAGCGCCTGGCGGTGGATGCCGTCGTCGCCCTTCACAATCAATGGTTCCGCCATTGTCAGTCTCCCTGTGAAAAAGCGGGGAGGGCCGTCAAACCCTCCCCCAAGTGTCTAGCCCCTAATAGTCGCCGAGATTGACCCAGGTAACCGTCATCGTGCCGGTGACTGCGTGGGTTGATGCCTTGCTGTTCGATGCCGCGGGGACCGCGACGTTCACATACAGGTCAACCGCTGTGGTCGTGCCGTCGAACTGAGCCGACGCCGCGAGCGCGTTGTGCCAGTCAAGGTCGAGGTCCGTGTTCCCGACCGAATCCAATGTGGTCTTCGGGATGATGTCCTGCTCGGTATTGGTCAGGTCCGCATCTGCCGCCTGGGTGCCGTCCGCCGTGCCCACACCGACGTAATACACGTCGTTCGGGTTGGCGTTGAACGCGTTGTTCGTAGTAACGAGAGCGTTGATTGTCGCACCGAGGATCAGTATGCGGCCCGCCGGGAAGTCGTAGACCTTGACGCCGGTCGTCTTGTCGCCGTCAGCCACGTCGATGTCGTTCGTGCCGGTCATCGCAAACGTAACGGTCGTCTGGTGAATGCCCCAGTTATCAGCCGCGGAGCCCTTGGCGGCGACCGTCGCGCCCGTCCCGTACTGCGGGTTCAACCGCCCCTTGGAGACGAGGTCCCACGCAGAGCCGTCCCAGGTGTAGATCTGGGTCTCGAGCGTCGGGCCCCGCTGCGCGTCAACCGGCGCGCGCGAGTACACCAGGATCATCGGCGTCACGACCAGCACCAGCAGCGCCGTGATCGCCAGGAGTAGCCATCTATGCCTCATTGGCCTTGCCTTTCTTCTTCGTCTTCGGCTTGGGCTCGACCGGGGGAGTCTCGGCCTGCGCCTCAACCGGCGTGGGGAGCGGCGCCGATCGCCGCCCCGCCACCTGCGCCATGCGCCTGAGCGTCTTACTCACGAGACAGCCTCCTTACGGCAGTTTGACGCAGGCCACCTTGATGTTCGCGGAGGTCGTGATGCGGATGAGCCCCTTGTCGTCGCCCGTCCCCCACTTGAACCGCGCCGAATCGAGGGTCAGGAAGTTGTGCAGGTTCTGTGTGAGCGCCGCACTGACGAGATCGCCCTGGCCGGCCATGACACCATCGCCGTGGGTGATCGTGACGACTGCTCCGCCGGCTGCGTCGATGAAATGCAGGACGTAGCGCCCGTCCTTCGGGAGAGCTACGACGCCCTGATTGGCTACAGTGAGGTCCTCGTAGTCGCCGGCCGCGAGTTCACTGAACGCGTTCAGCGCCAGGTCCTTCGGAGTAATGGTCTGATCTGCCATTGGTTCACGTTCCTTTCATGCAAAGGCCCTGGCGGTATCACCCGCCAGGGCCGATATTCTCATTCTCACAACACTCTGCTTCAATCTGAAATCTCAGATCCGCCTTACACCGGCTCAGCGGCCTCCGTCCAGTCGCCGACCGCCAGGGCATCCGGGTAGATGACCTTCGCGCCGTACAGGTGCAGCCCCTTGACCGCGTCGCTGAACGCGCTCTCCGGTCGGAACGCCTCGATCTTGTTGATCTGGTCCGCGAAGGTGATCGCCTTCGGGATGCCCGACAGGATCTTGAACTCGGTCCCGCCGTTCGTCGTCGGCACGTTGTTCGACTCGTGCAGGTTGAAGCCTGCCGCCCGGCCCACGAAACCGTTCTCGAACGCCGTGTTGCTGGTGTTCTCCAGGAGCACCTTCGCCAGGCTCAGTTTCGTCGTCACCCACGGCGGGATGACCGCGATCCGGCCCTCCTTCGGGATGTTCGCCTCGGTCAGCGCCTGCGAGAGCAGCAGCAGCGATGCCAGCACGTTGACCGAGTTGACGGCGACCGGGGCGGCGCTGATGTAGCTCGCGCCGGTATACAGACTGGCGATGTACTGATCGGCAGTGTCCGCCAACCCGTACGCGGCCTGGTCCATGCCGCCGACCATCACGCCGCTGCCCGCCTGACGATGGTCCACGTCGTCAACCTCGAAGCAGAAGTACTTGCTCTGATCGATGATCAGAGTCGCCGCCTCGTCGTTCAAGGTCTCCGGCGTGATCGTCGTCACGTTCTTCACGTAGTTGCCGATCGTCACCGGCCCCACGGCGGTGATCTGCACCGAGTCGCCCTTCTGGGAGATCGTTCCCTCCCAGTCACGGTTGCAGAGCATCGCGTAGACCAGCGCCTTCTTCAGCTTCTGGTTCAGCCGATCGCTCCACATGCGGGGGATGAAATTGTCCACACTCATGTCTTAGCCTGCTTTCTTTGGTAGAATGCGGTGATCCGGCTGAGGTTCTTTCCGTACTCCTCCGGCGTCATCTTGTCGATCTGCTCCTGGGTGAGGTCATCACCGCCGCCGCCGCCACCCATGTCCGAGCCGCCCTTGTCGCCGCCCGACGACCCGCCTATCAGCTCCGGGATGTCCTTGAGCAGCAGGTCAACGGCCCGCGAAATCGCTGTGGCGTCCGGTTCGCCCTTCTCGTCCACCTCCACACCGCCCAGGTCAATCAGCTTGAGCGCCCGCTCGATCTTCTCTCTCGGCACTCCCTTGTCCCTGAGCGCGTCCTTGGCGTCCGCCCGGATCACGCGCGAGTTCGCCGCCGACCGGGCCTCGTCTCGCTCCTTCTGGGCCGTTTCCTTCTCGGCCTTGAGCTTCTCCGCCTCGGTCATGTCGGCCTTGCGCCGCTCGTCCTCGAATCGCTTCTGAGCCGCTCGCTCGGCCTTGCCCTTCTCGCGCTGTATGAGCTTGTCCAGCTCGTCCTGACTCATCGTGACGCTGCCCGGCCTCTGTCCGCCGGCGTCGCCGTCACCCGCAGAACCTCCGCCCCCTGCGTTGGGGTCCTCGTTGCCGCTCCCGCCGGCATCGCCGTTCGCGCCGCCGGAGCCGCCGCCGGCCCCGTCCTCGTTCTCGAGATACCATGCCAGGAAACGATCCCTGAGTGTCATCGCCGAAACCTCCGTTTAACGGCCGTCGCCGGAATCCGCTTAGAGCCCGTCGGCTGTCTCGCCCGGGCAAACCGGGCATACAAAAAGCCCCGCCGGTCGCCCGGTGAGGCTTGGTGTCAGATAGCGCCGCAAAAACAGGATTGACAATCCGCTGCGGCATGGTATAATGATCATGGCCCTGGGGTAAGAAACTTCCGCTCCTTACGTCCTGGGAAACCAGAGAGATCCCGAGGTTGCGTCGGGCTACGGGGCCAAACCTTCCCCCTTTTGGTATTCGTCCTTCAATCGCTGCTCCCCATCGATCTTCTCATACACGTGTGACCTACGACATGTGAACACAGTTACTATCTCGTGCGCCTCGTCCATTCCGGGACGGCCCAGGCTGATCACTACCGCAACATGGGTCTTCCTCCCTTGTCGAACAGCCAGTTCTTTCACGCATATCTGTCGATACCGCTGGTCTCTCGCGTTGAACTCGAGTTGCTAATAGACGATGTCGGGCCGCTCAAGTGCGCCACGGATGGCTTCGGTGTTGGCCTCGATCCACCCGACGCGCTCTGGGTGAGCATCAGTGATATGCTTCATTGCCTCAACGCGATACACCACGGGCCGCGGATCAGCATGACTCTGGCCGGGCTTCCCTTTGTACAGCGGCCGCATGTCACGCGGCCATGCAACTACTTGCGGGGTCTCCGAACTCAGGTTGATCTTCTTCGTGACCGGCTGTCAAAGCTGTTCCCGAGCGCTCTGCCTGCGACGACCCGTCCGCTTCACGAACTCGCGCTGCCTCGCCTGCCACGCCTTGACCTTCGCCTCGCACTTGGCCTGCTCGCGATCGTCGCCCGCCACCGCCGCCCGCCGCTTCCACCTGCGAATCTGCCGCTCGTTGTACCGCTGCGCCTGGCGCTCCTTGTACAGGTCCGGCCTGGCCTTCTGGTCGGCCGGTATCTCGCGCGTCAGGCCCGGCACGTACGCCTGCGGGTAGTGCCCGCAGTTCGGGTGCCGCAGGCCCTGCGCCTTCGCCTCCTCGAGCGTCGGGTAGCCCGGCGTCGCGCCGAACGCGGAGAGCACCTTGCCCTCCCACACCGCGCACAGCGGGCAGCTCTCCCAGTGACCCGGGATGATCACCAGGTCGTGGCCAAACTCGCTCAATCTCTCAAGGTGCCCCGCGACCTGCGCGTTCCCGATCCCCGTCCGCGTCGCCATCTCGGCGTACTCGGAGAGCCCCCAGTTCCTGCCCTTCGAGTCCACAAAGCCTGTGACACCCAGATCGGCCCACCGATCGAGCGCCGCCTGTGTCGCCTGGCGCCGTGTGTACACGCCGGCCAGCGATTGAGCCGCCGCGTCCGAGATCACCGAGCGATATGCGTCCTCCGCTGTCCGCAGGATCCGCGTGTGGGTCGCCGCCAGGCAGCTCACCGTCTCGCGGACCAGCATCTTTAACGATGACTTGACCGCCGTCGGTACGATATCCGGGCTCAGTACGTTCGCCTTGACCAGCTCCTCGCCGGCCCGGCGCGCGCCCTGATCGTACGCCTGCTCGATCATTCGCTCGACCTCGGGCTCGTACGCCTGCAGGTCGCCGACCACGTTGCCGATCTCGCGGTTGAGGTAATGGATCTCCGCCAGCTTCCGCTCGACCCAGCCCGGCTCCTCGATGCCGTCCATCAGCCGGCGCCGGACCCGCTCCAGCATCGTCACCTCGGCCCGCGAATAGATCGCCCTCACGGCCTCGGCGAATACCTCGGGGTCCATTACTCCCTACCTTCGACCGATGGCTCCTCGTCCTCCGCGGCCGGATCCTCGCCCGGGAGTGCCGGCATCTGCGCGCCGTCTTCCTTCTCCAGCCGGTCCACCTCCTGCAGCACCGCTGCGTCGTCCCAGTCCGGATGCTGCATCTTGACCGCTTCGTATCGGCTGAGCGATCGTGCGTCACGAAGCATCTTCACCGCCTGGCTGAGCTGCATGAAGTCTGTGGGAACGGCATCCTGCATCTCAACCGCCGGATTGAACTCGACACCCAGTTCAGACAATTGCAGCTTCGCCGCCGCTATGTCCATCGCCGCTCGTATCACGTAACGGATGGCCGGCAACCAGTACTCGGCTTTCTGTGCCGTCGTACTGATCGATTTCATATGCTTGGTCCGCAGCGCCGTCCCGCTCTCCGCGCCGCCCTTGTCATCATAGATGCCGAACGTCGCCGGCGAATAGCCGCGGGTGCTCGTGATCCGGCTGATGTACTCCAGCGCCGCCGAGATCAATGCTTGTGCCCGGATCTCGCCCTGGAAGACGTTGATCTTACTGTTCAGGCTGTCCTGGGGATTGTCGATCAAGCCCGGGAGACCGACATACACCTCCTTGTCCAGCTTAAAGACACGACCGGTGTCGGTCAGCTGGATCATCGTCTCGGGCACGTGCACCCGGGTCATCCCCAACTCGATGTCCCGGATGATCTGCGTGTAGATGTTGTCCAGGGCATCTAGGTCGGTCTCCGCACCAGCGTAATCCGACGAGCCATGCCACTTATCGACATAGCCCAGGGCGTCCTTGTTCGGGCGCCGGTTCGGCACGTAGGCGATGGCTAAGCCCTTCAAGCCCGTGTTAACCACCGGCTGGGTGCCCTGCGTTCGCCAGTGGCTCTCCAGGCTGATCTGTGACCCCAGGTTGTCCAGGGTGCCGCGGTACAGGCCGGTCAGGATCACCCCGGGCTCATGCCGCTCCACCAGCCGCAGGTAGGAGCTGCTGTAGCTCTCCA